TTCTATTTTTTTAGAGACAATGGGATATAAGGAAGGAGACCATGAAAAAATTATAGGTAAGCACCATAGTATTTTTGTTTCTACTGAATATTCTAAATCAAAAGAATATGAAAAGTTTTGGAAAAGATTACGAGATGGTCAGTTTTATGAAGGTGAGTTTGAAAGAGTTAAGTTAGATGGAGAACTTATTTATTTACAAGCAACTTATAATCCTATATTAAATGAAAATGGGGAAGTTACTAAAATAATGAAAATTGCTAATAATGTTAGTACAACAGTTATAGCAAAGAATGAAATTGGTGCAGTAAGTAAAAGCAATGCTGTTATTTATTTTGATTGTGATGGATATATTCTTGGTGCAAATTCTCTTTTCTTAAAAACTATGGGTTTTGATGAAAGAGATGAAAGCAAGATTATTGGAAAACATCACAGTATTTTTGTAAGCTTTGAGTACTCAAAATCAGAAGAATACAAAGAGTTTTGGAAAAAATTAAGTAGTGGTAAGTTTTTTGAAGGAGAATATGAGAGAAGAAAAATGGATGGTGATATTGTTTACTTAAAAGCCACTTATAATCCAATACTTAGTAATGATGGGGTTTGTAGAAAAGTAATGAAAATTGCTAATGACATTACTGAAACTGTTACTAGCAAGAACAAAATCAATGAGTTATCTAAAAATTTGCAAGTAGAATTAGACAATTCTAATAACCTTAGGGTTGCCTTAGAGATAGAAAAAAATAATGTTTTAGAGGACTTAGAAGCAACAATTAAAAAAAGTCAAAATGAATTAATTGGAACTATTGTTAAGACTGCTTTAGGAGTTATAGTTAGTGTTGGATTTATAACAACTATAATGTATTCATTTGCAATTTTATCAAATAAGGATACTCAAATTATTGGCTCTACTTGGAGTAATATGTTTAGTGTATTATTAACTAATGCATTTTCTATTGTAGGTACTATTATGGGTATTAAGTATGCTACTCAAGAAAAAAAAGAAGATAAAACATAAGTATTATTGTATCTTTGTACTTAATAAAAATTAGAATAATATTAAAATTATTTTTTAATTTTGACAATTAGTTTAATTTTTAATATTTTACTTATATTAAAACACATAAAACATGGTAAATCAACAAGTTGTAAATAAATTTTTAAATTGGACAAGCAGTAACAAAAATTATTTAGAGATTGCAAGACCCAATAAAAAAAGATTATTAAAAAAATTAAACAATAATAGTTTTAACTTAACTTCAGAAGAGCTTGATTTTTTATTAAGTACATACGGAAGAAATGTTAAAAATACTAAACAAAATACTGAAGGTACTAATGTTTGGGTTCCTTTAGAAATGGTAGAAACAGTTAAAGAATTAAATGCTATTTACCAAGAAAGTTTAAGCATAGGTGTTCCTGTAAATGACATAAAGCATGGCTGGTTAAAAAATGATACAGCATCTATGTTTTTTACTAATCCTTTATATAAAGATAAGGAAAGTTTAGATTTAGATACTATTAATTTTAAAGAATTATTTGGTAAAATTGAACCTATTACTATTAAAAAAGTAGAAACAAGTAAAAATACTGCTTTATTTGATAGACTTGTTTTTACTGATGTTCATGTAGGTATGGATGTAGCTAGTTCAGGTTATTCTTTGTATGATCTAAAATGGGATAAAGAAGAATTGTTTAAGAGATTAGAAATTATGGTACAACATACTATAGAACATAAAAAATCTAATACTCTTATTATTAATGATTTAGGAGATTTTTTAGATGGGTATAATAGTTTGACTACTAGAGGTGGACACAAGTTACCTCAAAATATGAGTACAAGTGATGCTTTTGATGTAGCTTTAGAGTTTAAGATAAAATTAGTTAAATCTCTTGCACCTTATTTTGAAAAAATAAAATTTATAAATATTTGTAATGATAATCATGCAGGTCATTTTGGGTATATTACAAATTCAGCATTTAAAGTATATATAGAAGAAGTAATTAAAAATATTGAAGTAATTAACCAAAGAAAATTTATAGATTATTATATAATAGAAAATAGATGTTTTTGTTTAACTCATGGTAAAGATGATGCAAATATGAAGTTTGGATTTAAACCTAAAGCAGATCCTGCAACTGTAAATAAAGTTATAGGTTATTTAAATCAAATAGAAGTGTTAAATAAAGGGTATTTTGAAATAGAGTTTGGAAAAGGAGATAGTCATTTAGCAGTATTAGACGATTCTAGTAGTGATGTATTTGGTTATTATTCTTACCCTGCTTTTAGCCCTAGTTCAAATTGGGTACAATTAAATTTTAATAAAGGTCGTAGTGGATTTGTTCATTTTAATTATATGGATAATAGAAAAAATATTAACCCTTATTATTTTTAAATTTATGTGTAAAAAAACAGGAATTTATAAAATAACTAATCCGAAAGGTAGAATATATATTGGTCAATCTATTGATTTAGAAAATAGATTTTATCATTATAAAATAATGAACTGTAAAAAACAACCTAGGTTATTTAACACTTTTTTAAAATATGGAGTTGAAAATCATGATTTTGAAATATTAGAAGAATGTAACTTATCTGATTTAAGTGAAAGAGAAAGATATTATCAAGAAAAATATAATGTTTTGTCTAAAAATGGTTTAAATTGTGTATTAGCTTCATATCAAAATGTAAGAGGTAAAATGTCTGAAGAATCAAAACAAAAAATATCTTTAAAAAATAAAGGAGTTAATAATGGTATGTATGGCAAAGTATCTTTAAAAAAAGGAATAAAAGTAAGTGAAGAAATTTGCAAAAAACAAAGTAAATCACAAAAAAAACTTTATGAAAATGGATATATAAACCCTATTGCTAAAAAAGTGATAAATACAGAAAATGGAATTATATACAACAGTTCTGTTGAAGCTTGGTTAGCAAGTGGATTAACTTGTCAAAATCGACATTTTAGATCAATGTTAAGTGGTAGTAGGAAAAACAAAACAAATTTTAAATATATTTAATTAAAATGTTTAATATACATATTAACAATACTAATAATCAAGCTAACTCTGGGAATACTGGGGTTAGCTTAATTATATTATATCAACAATATTTACAACATCCTAAAAGATTGTATAATTTTACTTATCAAGACTTTAGTCATTTGTATACAAAATGGATAAATGAAAATTAAAAAAAATGACAATACGAGAAATAATTAATGGGTTTAGAGTTCCTATGGATAAAGGACTTCCTTCAGATGATAGTGCATTTACTTATGCATATTTTTATCATTTAATGAAAATATGTAGAGGAGTTTTGCTTTATGACAAGATTAAAGATCCTGATTATAATTATAGTTTAAATTTACAAACATTAGATTGTGTAGAATTAATATTAGCAGACACAAATGAATGTTGTGAAAAATTACCTACAGGTTGTAAATGGTTAAAATCTAAAAAACCTATTCCTAATACAATTAATAATATTGTTACTAAAGTATATAATGATAGAGGAGATAACTATAGTAGAGTTGTTTCAGAATCATCTAAATCATTTAGAAGATATAATGAACTAGGTAATACTGAAAATAACTTTAAATATTTAATAAAAAATAACTATTTATTTGTTCCAGATTTGAACAGTCCACAATGGGTAAAACTTCAAGCATTATTTTATGATGATTTTGAAGTAAAAAATACTTGTGATAATGTTTGTAATTTCTTAGATACAGATTTTCCTTTGGATGAAAGGCTATTAGATAAAATGTATAATATGATGGCTGATAGGATATTAAAAACTTATCAATACTTTAATAGAGATGTTATAAATGATACATTCAATGAAGATGCAGGGTCCCCTCAGAAAACAAATAAATAAACCTTTAAAATATTATTCAGTTTATGATGTTATTAAAGAAACAGAATATGCTGATAAAAAATTATATGTTAAAGTAATAAAAGAAATATTTAAAGTAGCTGCAGAAATTTTATTAAAAAAACATACATTAAATTTATTAAAAATAGGTTCTTTTAAAATAATAGGATACAAGTCAAATAAAAAATTAATTGATTTTGGCTTAACTAAAAAACTTAAAAAAACAATATACTATACAAACTTTCACACAAATAGATTTAGATATAGAATTATTTATAACCACAATGTAATTAATACTTATTATAAATTTACAACTTACAGGCAACTAGATAGAGACTTAGCTAAAAAATTAAAAGAAGATGAATAATTTACAATTTACAAGCATTTCTACAGTTATTGAAAACTGGAAACAAATAGCTCCTAATGAAATTAATTTTAATGAAGAATTAATGACTGAATGGATTATAGATGCTTATTTTGAAATAGGAACAGCCAAACAATATAAAGAAAAAGTACAAAAATTACAAGTAAAAAATTTTAGAGTAAAATTACCTTGTGGTTTTAAACAAAATTTATATGTGTTAGCTAAATCTAAAGAACATTTAAGAGAGCAATTTTTTTTAACAGAATTAATAAAACAAGATTTTAATAATCCTGATTGCACATGGACTTATAGAAGAAATTGCAAATGTGAAAATAACTGTTCTTGTGATAATAGTTATTTAGAAACTAATGGTTGGTTGTTTATTCAAAACCTAGAACAAGCAAGAGCATTTCAATTTGCTAGTGTTCAAGATTTTACCCCTTGGTTTGAAAGACATAGAAATGAGTGGATTATTTTACAACCTAGAAAAAATGAATTATCTTTATTAAGACATACTAATGTAGATTTTGAGAGAGAGTTAAGACCTCAAAATTCTTTTACTATTGATAATGGATATTTAATCTGTGATTATAAAGAAGCTGAAATAATATTAGGATATTTATCTATACCTGTAGATGAAAGTGATTTACCATTAGTTCCTAATACTAAAAATTTTATTAATGCTTTAATAGCTGCAATAGAAGAGAAATTAGCTTATATTCAATATAGAAAAAGTAAGTCTAATGCTGATTTAAACTTTTTTCAACTGGCTCAAAGAGAATATATTAAATATAGAATTAAAGCTAGAGAAGATTTAAATACTCAAACATTTGATGAAATGTGGGCTATGGGTGAAGCACTTAATCAATTCTTAGTACCTAATCATTATCATGGTTTAGATCAAAGAAAATCTCAAACAATAAATAATACATTTACAAAATATTAATTATGGCAGAGCAAAATAATAAAACTAGGACTTTGCAAGATATAGCTAATTATACTTTTACTAAAGGTATAAATCAAGATGCTTCTCCAGATGCTCAACCTAAAGATACTTATAGAGCTGCATTAAATGTATTGAAAGAGTCTTCTGAAGGTGATGAAAATTTTTTAACTTCAGAGTATTCTAATTTAGATTTAAACATTAAATTACCTGGAAAAATATTAAATTCTAATTTAATAAAACAATTAAATAAATGGGTTTTATTTTTATCTAATAATGAAATTGGAGTATTTGATGGTAATTTAAATACTTATACTACAATATATAAATCTCCTTGTTTAGACTTTAATAATTATGTAGAATCTGTTACTTATGCTAAAACAGAATGTGAAGATATAGTTATAGTATTTTGGGATGGTAAGAATAGAGTAAGAAATATTAATATAACAGAGTATTTAAAAGATCCTAATACAGATTGTTGTATTAATAGTTGTGATGAATTAGATTTGTTTAAAGTTGCAGACACTTGTATTAGATTAAATAATGTTAATTTTATAGATAATGCAGCTTATGCTATAGAAGCAGGTATGTATAGGCCATTTATTCAGTATGAAGATAGCAATGGTAATACTACAAATTATTATGTTATAAATGAAAATATTCCTTTAGTAGAAGATAATCTTATTTTTTCTTATGAATATATAGATGGTAATGAACCTAAACTTTTAAATAAAAGTATAGTTTTAAATTTTGAAAATTTAGATGTTTTATATCCATATATAAATGTAGGATTTATAAAAACTGTAGGTGGAGTTTCTACTTCTTTTTTATTTAAAAAGAAACAACCAGTAACTTCTGAATTAACTGTAGTTTATGAAGGAGATACTATTTTTACTGAAACTGTAGATATAAGAGAAATCTTAGTTAAAAGAGCATTTTATTTATCTGCTAAAAGTGGATTAATATATAATAATAGATTATTATTAGCAGGAGTTAATGGTAAAAGAAATGTTGATTACCAACAATATGCAAATGATATTACTGTTAAATATGTAACAGCAAAAATTAATATAAATAATACTAAAGGGTATAAAAACCCAGAACATGTTATTCATCACAAATCTTGGATGAGAGATGAAAATTATATGTTAGGTATTGTTTTAGAATTTGAGGATATGTCAGAATCTGCTGTATTTCCTTTAATTAATAAACAATATACTCCTTTTCCAGATTGGAATGAAGAAAACCCACAAACTAATGATACAGCATTATGTTGTACAGATAATAGAGTTTATTGGAAAGAAGTTAATACAGCTAAAAGATTATCTTATAATAAATTTGCTAAAAGTCTAAGTACTACAGATTTTTGTTCAGGTACTATTAATAATAATAATAATAATACTATCCGTTCTGAAGGATACTTAGGTTATTTTGAATCTGAAGAAAGATACCCTATAATTCCTAGATGTGATGTAGGTCCATTTAACCCTATTACTTATAATGAGAATAATTATATGTATCCTACCGAAGTCATTGGTAACAAATTATATGGCCAACATATTACATTATTTAAAATGCCAGAT